ATGGACAGAGAAAAAGTAAGTAGTGTAATGGATGCCATAGCGGAAAGAATGCTCAGAGAGTGTGAAAGAAACAATAATAATACAGAGCAGATTTTATTACTTGCAAAGGCTCTGAATGAATTAGCTTCAGTCAGAGCCGGGATGATAAGTGATTATTAATTGTTTTGAGTGAACTCGGCATGAAGTTTGTTAAAAAAGTCGAAAACATTTTTGGCAGACTGTTCCGGTGAATCATCTTTCTTTATCAAAGAATTTTCCATAGCAACGATAGTCAATTCTTTTGCAAATTTTAAAGCAGCTTCGTTATTAAGGAGTGCCATATTGTATCTCCTCCTTTCCTGTATACTGGGCTATTGCAATGCCTGTAAGGGAAGGATACCACAATATTACAAAATATTCCACGAAAACCGCAGCTAGGAGGGGTAGCAGTGACCAAGTATAGTGAAGTTTTTAAAACCAAAAATGGGACGGAGGTGAGAATGGAAATAACAACTGAGTGTTCCACAGATAAAGAAATGAAAGAAACACTCAGTTTTATTGCTTGCAGCGCACACCAATTTTATCTTCAAGCGGGAAGAGCAATTAGTAGTACGCTTTGAGAAGCTCGGGTTTGCCATCATAATGGTCATACTCAATATTTTTTACAGTATATGTATTGAGTTTATCTTGGGTTGTAATTGTATTTCCAACTTGAATATTGGGTTTGTCTTCAACTAAAAATTCGATATGTCTGCCAGATTCATCAGTATTTTCTAAGCCTTTAAATACACCTATTTGCTCTTGAAAATTATATATTTTATAAGTGAGCAAATCGTTAGAAAAATCTTCAAAAAACAATTTGGCAGGGACTGGTAATATACCCATTGGGATTACCTCCTTTCTTAATACTCGGCATTTCAGTTCCTGTAAAGAAAGGATAGCATGTTGTTACAAAATATTCCACAAAAACTCAAGCTACTTAAGGTATGTGATTAAAAGAAAATCTATTTTCAGAATAGGACAAATATTCAGAATAGGACAAATTCTCTAATGCATAGCTTTTACTAGGGGGTGTTTAAGATGCCAAGAGAGGCTAAGAAAACTGAATACACTGTGACGGTGCGCAGAAAGGAAAAAACCAAAGAGGAAGCGGAGATCCACGAAAGAAATTGTGCTCGTGTACTTATTGAAGCAAAGATGAAAGCGGCGGAAGCTATAAAAGCCAAAGCGGCACAATCTATTAATGTAGTTAGTAAATAGGGGCGCAAGCCCTATGATAAGGACAAGCTTTAAGAAAGGATGAATTTATGAAAGCAACGGGGATTACACGCAAAGTAGATGATTTGGGCAGGGTGGTTCTGCCCATAGAGCTTCGAAGGAATTTAGGTATTGGCATTGGTGACACCCTAGAGATATTCGCGGAAAAAGAAACCATTGTGTTGAGACGGTATAATGCCGTGGATGATTTGCTCACCATGGCAGTTCGATTGAAAGATAGAGCATCTGTTGAGGACTGCGGGGAAATAAAGCAAGTACTAATGGACAAGCTTGCAGAAATCGAACAGATAATTATGTCTAAAGTGGACAAGCACTAGTATTTCATATACATAAAAAGGAGGCAGCTATGGACCCAAAAGAGATAGAGGAGGTTGAGCAAATATTTGATTTAAAGATAAAGAAAGAGAAGCGGGAGAAGCGGAGAGATAGGAAGCAGTTTTTTACAGAACTTTTTAAGTGTGTTTTTCTGATGGTTGTTGCAATGCTTGTGGCTGCAATTATAGTGCCCATGTCGGAAGCGGCACCTGAAAAGGCTCTAAGCATTTATGAGTTCTGCGCTGTCTTTGCAATTATTATCTTAGTTAGTTTTTGGTTGGACAAGCCAAAGAGAAAGAAGTGACAAATCTATGAGGAATTTATGCAATAAAAAAGGCACTGGGAAACCCAGCACCACCACAAATTTATTATAGCATAGATTCTATTTTGGGACAAGCAAATTCTCTATATAGATGCTAGGGAGGTTATTATGAGTAAATTTGCCCTTTTTGTGGCGCAACGTTAGACCATGGGGAAACCTGTGATTGTAGATGTAAATCTATTAAGGAAGAAACACAGGAAATCTGTGTTTGCCAAAATGAAGAGAAAATGGAATAGAAGCAATCAATCGCCCCTCTCCAATCAACAGGAAAGGGGCACAGTTTTAGACAAAAAGAAAACCACCCTGTGGCTACTTTTGCGGAGTAGGGACAAGGTGGAATTCACCGTGAAATATATCACTTACCATCTAATGTAAGTATATAAAATTGCGGTGACAAAGTCAAGGGGAAATCGCCGGCGCATAGCGGCATAGCGGGCTTGTAATGGGTATTATGATTCCTACGATTCCTTCTCACTAATCTATAAATAGAAATAGAACGAGGGGGGGGCACCCAAAAACACACCCGGTTCATTCTTTGGGAGAGGTGAAACAAAATGCGTAATTTTGTAAGACAAAAAACAATCGACTGTGGTGAAAGCTATCGAGAGATAGATATATATAATTATTCTATGACACAAAAAGAATATGCCAGAAGAAAGCGTTCTAAAAAAGAAAAGATTTCTTCGCTCAAACAAAGGGACTTGAATGATAAAAATGCGAAGAGGTATTTTACGCAGTTGGGCAATTTGAATTTTGGTGATGATAAAACGGCACTTCATGTGTCACCTACATATAACGACGAAAATCTTCCGTCGACCATAGAAGAAGCAGAAAATATTGTTTCAAACTACCTGCGCAGAGTTAATTATAGGAGGATAAAAGAGGGTTTGCCTGCTTTGAAATATATTTTAGTTACCGCATACAGATTTGCCAAGGATGGGGAGACGCCTGTCCGCATTCATCACCATATCATCATGAATGGAGGTCTTCCTCGTGAAATGTTGGAGGATATTTGGACAAATCAGCGTATCAATTGGAACCGCTATAAAAAAGACCAAAATTACAGAAATAACATTAAACATCTTGGCTTTGTAAATGCAGACAGATTACAGTCGGGTGACACAGGGATTACCCCTCTTTGTGTTTACCTTGCATCACAGCCAGGAGGTAAAAAAAGATGGTCCTCATCAAGGAATTTGAAAAGACCAGAAGGGAGAAACAATGATACACGGTATAGCCGGAGGGAAGTGGAAAAAATAATACGTAACCAAGAAGGACGTGAGTTTTGGGAGAAGAAGTATCCGGGTTGGACACTGACTGATGAAACTTATGGTAAGCAGTATGAGCATAACGAAATAACAGGCTGGGCTATATATTTAAAGCTTCGGAGAATAAGGCAGTGAGAGGCATTGGTGGTAGGACACGAAGGCTAACGCCCAAAGAATGTTTTCGGCTGAGTTAGCGGTGTTATAAGTAAAAGGGGGAATACCATGGTTTATGATCAGCAAGCAGCAAAACGGCAACACCTAAACGCAACGAATAATGCTCAAGGGCATTTGTTTGAAAGTGCAATCTTGGCTGGGTGTAGTACATACAGAGAAAATGGTCAGGCAGAAATTAATAAAACGCCTGAGCCGTTTCGAGTTTTGAATAAAGGCAATGATGGAATGTTTATGGGGCGGTTTACGGCACATGCTCAGCCAGATTTTCAAGGAACCCTTGAGGATGGAAGGTCTATCGTATTTGAAGCAAAGACCACAACTTCCGACCGAATGAAGCGAGACGTGCTAACAGCAGAACAACAAAATGTTTTAGAAAGCCATATGAGTCTGGGAGCGGTTGCGGCGGTATGTGTTGGGCTTGAAGATAAGTTTTTCTTCATCCCTTGGAAGATCTGGCGGGATATGAAAGAGCATTATGGTCGGAAATATATCACTGCAATTGATGTTGAGGAATACCAGGTTAAGTTTAATGGAGCTGTGATGTTTTTAGATTATATTAAGGGGGTAGACGTGAAATGAAAATATATAATGCAATTCTTCATACAGAAAACCATTTAGATAAAGGGGATAAACTTATAAATGATTTATATAAGATATTGGATGGGGTGAAGTGCGTTGTTGCAGAAAATATCTTTGCCAGTGTGTTTTCAATTATAGGGAGTGACGATCCAAAATATAAAGAAGCTATATATTTGTTAGAGCAAGATGAAATGGGTGGTTCATATATAAACGACAGAGAAAGATTTGATAAAGATTGGGAAGACGGTGAATATTTTTCTGACGAAAGCATCCTCATAGAAAAAGAATTTGTTGAGATTGTGGAGCTAATTGGATGTATGGGGATTGACTTGTCATAAAGTTTCTTTGACAAGTGAAGGGGGGGGATCACATGAAAAAAGATAATATAAGGGATTACGCAACGGAAGCCTTTCGTTACTATGCAGCTTGTGGAATGAAAACCTCGGAGGAATTAAAACAGCAAGTGAAGAAACAAATTTATGACCAGTCGAAGCGGGAAAGAATCCGCTCTGGAAGCGGTGCACACTCTGACCATACAGCATATTCAGTTATGGCGGCAGATGATGAAATGTATGAAATGGCAGCTGAGTTCTTAGATATTATTGCAGTGGAAAAAACAATGGAGCAATTGACATCTGATCAAAAGAAAGCTGTCGAGATTGTTTATTTTACAGATGCAGGAAAAGAATTGGAAAAGGGAGATATCAGTAAAAGAGTACATAAAGCTGAAATTCAAATTCCTGCTAGTAGTATGTCTATTTACAGATGGCTACGAAACGCAAGATATATTTTCTCAAAAGAAAGAGGGTTACGCATTATAAAATGAAAGTTGTTAGTAGTGGGGGGTATTTCTGTGCTAATATAGTATCATCGAAATAGTAGCAAAGAAAAAAGACCGAGATTAATCGGTCTTTCTTCTTTGTGCACACTGTTAATCCAATGAAACATTTAGAACAGTTGCAAGCTTAATTGCAGTATATCCTTTAACTTCATTTTTCCTTCCTGATTCTGTACAAGAGAAGTGCTATCCAGGCAGCTATAAGAAAAAATGCAAAGTAAGTAGTTGGAGTTAGGTTACTGTAATCTGTTTTAAACATAAACAAAACAGATAATATTGCAAAAGATATATCAAGTAAGTATTTTTTCATTTTTATTTGATGCGGTTTGTAGTATCCCACATCTTTTCACCTCCTTTTTATGATATTAGAGCACATTGTACCGTGCTAGTCAATTGATGAAGGGAATTTAATTTTATTTTTAGGATCCTAAGATAACGATTCTTGGGATTTTTTATTGCAGAAAAGTGGGTGATTTCATGACTGATGCGCAGTTAGATAGGCTAAGTGCACTAATTGAAAACAATAATGCTGATGCCTTTTACAGTTGGAAGCCTTGGAAACGATTGCGAGAAACTGTTTTAAAGTTAGACAACTATGAATGCCAGAAGTGTAAGGCGAAAGGAAAATATAGGCATGCTGTTATTATTCATCATGTTAAACATCTGAAGGATAGACCTGATTTAGCATTATCTATTTGGGATGGTAAAGAGCGACAATTGGTAAGCCTGTGTAAGGCTTGTCATGAAGAGGAGCATCCTGAACGAGTGATACAGTATCAATACAAAAAGAAGGATGAAATGTTTGAAGAAAGGTGGGACTGAAATATTTAAACATTGATGGAAAAAGAAATTAAGCATGAAAAAGAGACACCCCCCATCAAATAAAACGGGTGTTTACTTTTGGGGCTCGGTCGTATGGGTACAGGACAAGAGAGAAATTTCGCGCGCATGATAGAGAATTGAGGTGAGAAAATGGCTGCAAAGAGTTTGCGTAAAAAGATTAAGGTTGATTTGTTGGGACAATTGGAACGAAATGGGACAGTGGGACAGTACTATCAAGATTTGGTCAGCGATTACATGCAATTGTGGGATGTAAAAAATATGTTGATTGATGATATTGAGAAAAGAGGCGCGGTAGTTGACCATGTATCGAATACTGGTAAATCCAACAGAAAGAAAAATGATTCTGTTGGGGAACTGGTAAAAGTAAATGACAGAATGGTTAAATTATTGGATGCAATCGGCATTACTCCTGCGCAAGTGGACGGTGATCCAAGTGACGAAATGTAGTTATATTGATGATTATATTGCCGCAATTAGAAATGGCAAAATCCCCGCATCAAAAGAAATGCATCTTGCTTGTGATTACATAGAGCAAAAACTAAGTAACCCGGATGTACTTATTGACACTGACAAAACTGAAAAAGCAAAAGAACTGATCGAGAGGTATTTTAAGATGCCTCTTTTTAATTGGGAATTATTTGTGCTTGCGCTAATTCATTGCTACTACCGAAGTAGTGATACTGTAGTATTCTCAGAATTTTTAATAATGATGGGGCGCGGAAACGGAAAGAATGGTTTCATTTCTGGTGTGGCGTGGTATTTAACGACGCAATATCACGGCGTAGAGGGTTACAACGTGGACATTATAGCCAATGCAGAGGATCAGGCCAAGACATCCTTTGAGGACGTGTACCAGATGTTGAGCGACACATGGGTGAAGTCGAAAAAATTCTTCTATAAATCCAAGGAATTGATAACCAACCTCAAGACGAAAAGCTATATCAAATACAATACATCCAATGCCAAAACAAAGGATGGCAAGCGTTCGGCGTGCTTGATTTTTGATGAAATCCACGAATACGAAAACAGTAATACAATCAAGGTTTTCCGTTCGGGTTTCGGTAAAAGAAAACATAGCAGAACATTTTATATTACGACCAATGGCTATGTTCGGGAGGGTGTTTTGGATGAACGGATACGAATAGCAAATGATGTATTGAGTGGAGATATACCAAATTCCAGATTATGCCCATTGATTTATAAACTGGACAAAAAAGAAGAAGCGGAGGATAAGTCTTTATGGGTCAAAAGTAACCCTTCCTTGCCCTATCTGCCAACATTGATGCTGGAAATGGAACAAAATTGGATTGATAAAGACTACGATGCAACCGTAAAAGATGATCTTTATACCAAACGCTTCAATCTTCCTACAACGGAAAGTGCGCTGGTTGTAACGGAAGAAGAAAATATAAAAGCCACTAATAAGCCTTTACCAGATCTAACCGGATGGACCTGCGTTGCCGGAATTGACTATGCGGAATTGTCGGACTGGGCGGCTGTTAATTTGCACTTTAAGCGTGGAAACGATCGATATGATATTAACCATTCGTGGCTTTGCTCTCAGTCAAAGACGCTTCACAGAGTAAGGGCGCCATGGCGAGAATGGGTTGATAAAGGGGAAATAACGGTGGTTGACGATGTCGGAATACACCCGGATCTGCTGGCTAATTGGATGTGGGAGCAGATGAAGAAATACCGCATAAAGATGGTCGCGTTAGATGGACATAGACATGCATTGGTGGCAGAAAGTTTGGAAAAAATCGGATTTGATGCATTCAAAAAGAAGAATATGAAGCTTGTCCGCCCGGGTGATATTATGAAAGTCGAACCGGTAATACAGGACTGTTTCAATCGCAAGTATTTTACATGGGGCGATACTTATGTGTTGCGTTGGGCTACAAGAAATACAAAACGTGAAAAGTCAGGCATAAAAATAAAGAGTGGAATAGATACTGGAAATTATATCTATTCGAAAATAGAAGCAAAAAGCCGAAAAAATGATCCTTTCATGGCCTTAGTGGCGTCAATGACAATAGAGAGTGAGTTGGGAAATTGTGCTCCTGTGGCAATACCGACTATTGGAGCATTTACTTTTTGAAAGGGGGTGAATAAATGGCAATTTCTATAAAAAGATGGTTGGCAAACAAATTCGGATTTAGAGAGGATTCCATGGACGTTGGGGATGTTGCGTATGTTGAAATGCGGATGGCTTTGGAAGAATATCGAATTAGGGAATTAGCCTTTAATACATGTGTTAATATGATTGCTAATGCCATTGGAAGGTGTGAATTTAAAACTTACGTGGGAAGCATTGAATATCGTGGTGCTGAATATTACACATGGAATGTTGAGCCGAATATAAATCAAAACAGTACGGCGTTTTTGCATAAATTAGTATATCGATTATACAGCGATAACGAAGTGTTAATAATTAGCACAAAGCATAGAGATGGTAGAGAAATGTTAGTTGTGGCAGATAGCTACGAGATACCTTTTGAATTTCCTCAAAAAATGCAAGAATATAGGGATGTTATTGTTGGTGAGTTTCAGTATGATAAAACATTTAAAGA